CAAAAAATTTTGAAAACCTTCGCCAAATCCACCAGGAAGCATTTTGCCCAAACTTCCTATACCGCCAGATATAAATTTTCCTGCGCCACTCAAAGCTCCAGATAAGGCGCCCCCTACCCCTGGTATGCTACCTACTAAACTTGTTATACCTGTTCCCAATCCACCAGCTAAAGCTCCTAGAGCAGATCCTACGCCTGGTATAAACATCGCGACTGGTGCTACTTTCTTAGCTACCTTTTTAATTGATTTAAAAGCTTTCTTGAAAAACCCAAACTCAGGTAGTCCTGTTATCGGATTGATGGACATACCAGATCCAACAGCGTATTCGTTTGGATCAAGGCCAGCTGCCCTCATTTCTTGGTTAATACGTGCTTGAGTTGCGGCTGATATAACAGGCGGTACGACACGCTCGCCCAAAGCAACGTGAGCTAGAAACTGATCTTCGTCTCTGCCCAAACTTGCTATTCCTGTCCCAGTTCTGTTTATTCTATCCATTTGCTTTCAATTCTACTGTTTTTAGTCCTATTGTTAAATAAAATTCATTTCTAAATAGTTTTTTTTATCCTCCCAACAAGGTCTGGATATGAGCCAAAATACCAGTAAATAACGATCTCCTGACTGTACTGGCAGTCCTCGGTGCATGTGAGTAAAACTAGGAAACATCAAAGCGCTACCTGTTGGAAGCGGTTCAACGACGCCCCTACCTTGAAATTCTGTTCCGCCACCTTCGTATTCACCTGTATTTAGAGGTACAACCACGCTTATATCTGCGCTTGCATCGTGGTGCCAAGCGCCTTGTTGTTTGTCTCTTATATTGTAATTCGCGATTTGTATGCCTCCATCTGTTACGACTCTGCCCCAAAGACCCATGAATATTGGATTGAGTATGGTGCTGACCACGTTCATCAAAGACAAATAAAGTTCTGGTATGTGATCTTGTAAGACTATCTCTGGTATCTGTCTGAGTGTGTCTTCCTCTTGATTAGGCTCAAAATGAAAGTGTTCTTTGATATTTTGAAGCTCGTCTTTAAATATATCGCAAAATGTTTCTGAAAATATAGGTGCGGTATATACATCTTTTATTGGCTCATCAATAATTGAATGTAGTGGTAAGTTTTCTAAGTTTTCTTGGCCTTTTGATTTGAGAAAACGAACGATATCTAGTTGGGAGTCTTTTATTGCTTGAAAAGTTTTATCTTGTATAAACCAGTCAGAAGGTCGGCTTAGAAGTAAATTTTTTACCTCATACGCTGAATTTGTACGTTCTACAGCCTGCATATCAAATCTCTATACTTGTCGCTCCGTTGTTTCTGACAGTTACAGAACCCAGTTCTGATTGCAGTTCAAACCCTTTTGGATCTCTAGGCGTATGAAGCTGTACCCATTTGTTTCCAGTATAAACCTGTAAAACCCCAATAGATGTATTCCATACTACATCACCTTGATTGAATTTTAAAGAACCAAGCTCTGTATCGTTGAATTGTGGAGTAGAATCAGGGTCGAATGTCCCTAAGTTTAACTCTAAGATACGAACAAGTCTGTTGAAGTTTTCTCTACTAGCAGACGGTTGTAACTCTGTTGGCAGTCTGGTTTCTAGTAATTTGCTCATCTTCTACCATCTGTTTTTACATCCATTCTTGTTTCACCCAATCGCCAACCTATAGAAAGATTACCATCGTCAGTTGCGTCATCGTTAGATTCAAATCGCACTACCGCTTGTCTGCCTCTGGCTCTTAGGTTTATTTTTTGGGTAGAAGACGATACTGCGGAAGTTGATTCAGTTGTGAGCGAATCACCTGGATAGTTTCTTACCTTCGTCACTACATTTACTGATCCAGAATTGGCATCTTCAATAAATTTTATATCAGGTATTATAGAAGAGATTTGAGTAAACCTATCGCCGTCACCAATATCAAAGTCACCAGACTCTACAAATACATTAGTCATAGCACTTCCGTCGTCATCAAAACCAATCTCTTGTTGGTATAAATAACCGCCGTTTGTTGCTTGCGGAAAAGATTCAACACCAGAATCTAACCAAACTGTTCTTACCAATTGTCCGTAATACCACACTCCTTGCTGCGTGTTATAGATTACGTATCTATCTATTTCTTGACTTGAAGAAGAAGGATAAAACCATCCTACTTCATTATGTTCTTTATTTGTAAATGCTTGGATTTTGTAAGCTTGACCTGTATTGATATCTCCAAAAACGTAATTATGCACGCTACAAGGGAGTTCTTGGACTGTACCGTTATATAGATAGAAATTACCATATCCCATAAAGAATACGCCACCTGAAGAAGTTACAGCTGCTTTTGGCCCAATCAATCCTGATGCTTCATTGATAAGGTTCAAAGAGAAAGTCAAAGGTGCGCCTACAAACTGCATAGAATATACAGAGGTATCTGTAAATATTACAACCTCTTGTCTTGCTTTTACTCCGCCCACTATACTTGAGCCAGAAGACAATCTTACAGATCCAGCGGTATTAGTTATAACAGGTTCAAAATCCAATTCGTTTTCTTGATCAGAAAAAGCAACCAGCATCGGATCCAATACTCCAGACCTAGCGCTTCCCTCTATAGGATCTGCCCCTAAGACAATAAGATGTCTGTCAACTTCTGAAGTTATAACTTGTAATCCTACCGTTGGGACAAGGTTGGCTCCTGTAATATCGGACAATTGAACAGCTCTTGTACCTGTTCCATTGTTTTCTAACCATCGATAAAGTCCACCGCCTCTGGGGTTAATAATTAAGTTTTCACCAAAATTATCATGCGTCCAGAGTCTTAATTGGTTGTTGCCACCCAATGAAGTTGCAGAACCCCAACCGCTTGCTCCCCAAGTACCTACCCCATACCCCGTTGATTGTACGTAAACATCAAGACCTGTATTTATTTGGTATGCTGCGTCAGTTGAAGAACCACCGTTTCCTGTATCACTTGCATTAGCTGTTACTGTAGAACCTGATGTATCTTTAGCCGTTATAGTATAAGTGTTGCTATCTGTAACTAGGTCTATTTGGTACTCTTGATTTAAAACGGTAGCTGTAACTAAACCACCCAAAGATACAGCATCAGAAAATGTAACAAAATCTCCATTTACAGCTCCATGACTGGCATCAGTAACCGTTACAGTTGATGATCCATTAGTAGCAGAAAATGTAGCTGCATTTGTAGTAGTTTTACGTATTGGGGTTACGTCAGCAAAAGCTGTCCCATCTTTTATGTAGTACTTTAAATGTGTTCCTATACCAAGATATTTATTACCACCCAAAGATATCCAATTATGTAAAGCTCTAGCAGTTCCTTGATATGTTTCTGTTGTAAGTTTTTGCCAACCGCCAAACTTTTCTACTCTGCCCTCCCTAAATCTAATAAGATTACAATCAAACCAACCCCCCTCGGCACTATATGCCGTACCTTCTCTGTAAATACCTGGTTTGAATTGTACTTTTGAATATGGCATTTAGATTTTCTCCCACTCTTTACCTTGAAACAAATCAGCTTCAGCGCTACGCCTTTTTACTAATCCAGCCAAAACTTTACCACCAGCTTTATTCCATCTTTGAATTTGTTCAGGCACACCGTCGTAATCGCCGTCATTTAAAATTCGTAATAAAGTAGAATCTTTCAAGTTATTGGGTCCTAGGTTATAAACCCAACAAACAAGGGCATCAAACTGACACTGTTCAAGTGGTACTTTGATCATATCGTTTATATAGCCTTCGTATTCTGGCAACTCTTCTTTCAGTAAATGGTCAGCTTCTTCTTGATTTATTTGATCACCCTCTTTTACACCCTTGATTACGCCGTATCCAATTGTCCAAATACCTACGCTATCTTGATAGGCCTCTAGCCTACACCCTTCGTAGTTTTTTATTAAACTTATACCTTCTTCAGATATTTTCATTTAATCGTCCTTGGGTGTATTAGATGCGCCAAAGTAGAAAGATATAATGGCAGAAGCCAAACCACCTAGGTATCCGAGAACCAAATTTATTAGAGCCTCTGAGTTCTGTTCGGGGGGCTGGATGGTGACTAAAAATATGTAGCCCATAAATCCACCTACTACAAATATACCTATAATTCTAGCAGTCCAATCTTTTGAAAAAGTTGATCTTGCATTTTGAGTGTCTTGTACTTCAAGTTTGAACACGTCTACTTCAAGTTCTTTCATTTTAATTTCAAAATCGGCTTCAGCTTTTTTCAACTCAAGCATTTGTTCGGGTGTAGCGTTATCTAAGGCTTTTTGTATCTCTTTTGGTTCGTTTTTACAACCTAATACATCTGCGATCATGTTTGCAGCCATACCCCCCATCGGTCCCCCTAAAGCTGTTCCGAGTGTCGGGGCTACTGATCCAACTAAATTTTTAAGTAGTGCTTTCATATATCCTCCAAAGTAAATATTTTTAAAGGCTCACTAATACCCTTAACTTCTATTGGTTGTAATGATTTTAGCTCAAAATTACAATTTTTTGCAGTCTCCTCTGCAATTATTAAATCTTTCCCTACAGTCTTACAGCTAGATTCACACCTAGCGGCAATATTTACAGCACTACCTATAGCGCTATAATCAAATCTTGTATCGCTACCCATATTTCCTATAACTGCTTCTCCTGTATTAATACCAATACCTATAGATACACCTACATCTGATTCAGCAAATTGTCTTTGTATTTCTTTTGCACATTCTACGGCTGCTTGTTCGTGATTTTTTAAATCTATAGGAGCGTTAAATATAGCCATCATCGCATCCCCTATATACTTATCTACCATACCCTCGTATTTTTTTACTGCATCAGATTGTATTGTTAAAGCCTGATTCATAATTTTGGTGACTTGTTCTGGATCCATATGCTCACTCATCGCAGTAAAACCCCGTACGTCAGTAAATAGAAAGGTGCATCTTTTCTTTTCTCCACCTAGTTTTAAAAGACTGGGATCAGATTGCAAAGCCTTAACTTGTCTAGGATCA